GTTCGACCGCTGACGGTCCCAGGTCGCCGCTTCACCGCAGGCGCAGGGAATCGACACCGGCCGGCGTCCCTCGTAAGGGTGCGACGGGTAACGCTGGCCACAGGCCGTACAAGCGAAATCCCAGAGTTTAATCATTTGATTGCCGAGATCAGCGCCCGCAATCCATCGAGCTGGCCCTTGCTGGCCATATAGGCCACAGTGCCGTCGCTGCGGTTCGCCGGGTTGGCCTCGATGCCGGATATTATGTCAACCGCGTCGATTCGCTCGGTCGCTGGTTTTGCCGGCGCCTTTGCCGGCGCCTTTGCTTTTGCCTTTGCTTTTGCCATTGCTTGCCTTACGCTGCGTCTATTGTTTCGGCCGTATCGGCGGCCACCTGGTTCGATATATTCTGCGCGTTGCTCTGGACCTGGCTGCGTAGCGTCGTCATTGCCTGGCCGGAAGGCGCCGCGCTCGGTGCCCCGATATTTTCCTGCTCTTGCTGTACTGTCTGCTCGTGCGCCTGGATATGCTGCTGAACAATCTGGTCGATTGCCTGGACCTGCTGCACAGCCTGCGGATTGAGATAATTGCCGGTCAAATCGCGCGCCTGAGCCGTTACCATTAATTGCTGGTATTGCGGCATCTGTTGATACATTTGATGCCCCTGGATATGTGCCTGATGGTCCTGGCCTTCAAAGACGCCCGGATCTTGCATGCGCGCCAGCATAAAATCGTGTTCGAGCTGTACGGCACGCTCGGCTTCCTCGTTCATGTCGTCTACGAGCAATTTTTCAGGATCAGCCACCTCGTAAGCGCTCGCCAGGAATTTGTCCATTTCCATCCGGTCGAAATTGGGCGAATTAACCGCCCGGTCGTAGAAATCCACCGCCTGCGTGCGCTGTAGCTGCTCGAAGAGCGGCCGCGTGCTGCCGGTTTGTACATGTATTCTATAATTCCAAAGGAAGTCGGCCGTTTGAAGCGCCCGGGTCAAACGCTGCGCGCCGTCCGGCGCCACGTTGACGACGAAATCTTCCGGCGTGTATCGAGGATCGCCCATAATTTGAAAGGCGTTTCTGACCACGGTTTCATAAGCGGTTGCAACCGCCGCCTCCATCCATTCTCGATTGATAGAAGCCGCTGCGGCCATTAAGCCGGCCTCGGTAGCTGTGCGCGAATCCTCGGCGCCGCCCTGGGTCAAATCGTTGACCTGGGTGACCATATCGACCAGCTGCTGCGCTCGATCCTGAAGCGCGTATTGCTCGCCGGGTACGCTGCCCCAGCCGATTTCTCGCATGGCGCTGTCTGGGTCTTGCACGACGTGGAATTCGCCGTCGTTGCCCTTTCGCAAACCATCCACCAGGTCGGGGTTGGCCGGCGCCTCCGATTCACGGACCAGCGCCTGCCGAGATCCGCGCTTTTGCATACCCGACTGCCGGCTCATAGATTCGACAATCGCGCCCTGTAAATCCTTGATTAACTCCAGCTGCGGCACGGGATAATAAGAGTTATACGACTGATCAAATTTGATGGGGATAAACGGGAATCCAGATTCTACCAGCCAGCCGGCGGCCGACTCTCCATCTTCGAGATCGAGCACCGGCGTCTGTCCGTCGTCGTCGAACATCGGCGCGCCCAGAATATCGACGCGCTGGGGAAAGTGCATCTTTGCAAACGGATGCTCGATATCCTGTATCGGCTCCTCGACGCCGTCGGCAAACATGATTTGCCGTCGATCCATGCGGTCGTGGATTCGATCCACCAGCACGAAATCACCATTATCGACCGATTCGCGCACCGCCTTTTGCTCGTCTGTTTCCGTGGTTTGCCGCTGCGGCTCGCCGAATATTAGATCGTCTTGATCATTGACAGACGTCGCCTTAATCTCGCGCTTGTGGCTAATATTGGGGTCGTCTTTCAATTGTTTGAGCGGCACCCACATTTTTTCTCGGATATATCGAGCGTGGCCGAGCATATGAGGCGGACACTGCGGATCAAGGTGCACGAAGCCAGGCGGTACCCGAGATACGCAGACGAGATCGTCGGCCATTGAATCGTTAGCCGTATAGGGCGGGATTAGATCGTCGCCAGGCGGGTTATAATCGACGCGCAACCAGCCGATGCCGCAGGGGAGCGCGTCAAAGATGGCCTGATGTACGTGAGGCTTGACGTTCGCCAGGCGAAGGAACGCCGAACTGGCGCGTTCGAGGATGTCAGAAATAGGGAAGCCTTCACCCTCGTCGTCTTCCACGGTTACAAAGAGCTTCGGATAATTGAAGGCGATAGCCGCGATTAACTGACGCGCGACCGTATAAAATACCGGCACCCGGATAACCTCGGAGGCGTCCAGGTCGCGGATTTTCTCGTCGAATTGCAAATTGTGCAAGTCAATGAGGCTCTGCCACCCTTTCAGCCTCTGCTTATACAAATCGTCGAGAATTTCCATCTCTCGACGCCAGAATTTAACTTGCCGTTTCGATAGTGCCATAATTTCACTTTTAAATTATGCTTGCCGGCCCCATCCGACCGGCAAACACGTAAAAGGGCGCTCTCCCGACCGGCGGGATGGCGCCCTTTTTTGCTACAATGAAGAAGAATGTGACAGCGCTCGCTTTCCAGGCAACACGCCGCTTAACCATAGGAGAATAAAAACATGCAACTTCCAAGCACTATACCCGACCCGTAGACGGCTTGGACATCTACGAATATTTAGATTTTTGTTTGCCCAGTTTTTCGAGAAGGTCGATAACGGCCGCGCCGGCGTTCGGCCGAGTGTCCGGCTTTTTAATCGGTCGCGGCTTGTATACGTGATTGATGATATAGCGCAGGCCGTCGGCCGGGTGGTCGTCGCCCCCCTTTAGCACGTCCTCGGCGTCGTGCGGGTCGCGCTGCACGGATGCCAGCGACGAGGTGACACGGTCGGTGCGGCCCCGGAAAAACTTGATGCGCTTCGAGTACATTAAATCCTTGAGATTTCGCCAACCGTTTACCCTGTCCATGTTCGCCCGGGTCAGGTGGACGCCCTGGCTGGCGAACGAATCGCGCGGCGCCAGCGCCTGGCTGGCTTCGCCCGGCGCCCGGGAGGTCCACATATCCGACGGCGCCAGGTTAAGCTTTGGCCGGCTTTTGCGGATAAACGGGCAATTATCGACCATCGCCTTGACGCCGCGCGCGTGATCGGCACCGCCGGCCTCCGCACGGACGTACTCGTCTACTACCCACAGATCGTCGTCGAAATCGACGGCCGCAATGCCCCACCAGGTAGGATTGTGCTCGCCATAATCGCCACCGGTAAACACTGACCAGCCTTCCGGGATTTCAAACGGTTCGACTTCGGCCTCGCTCCGCGCAAACATCGAGAAATAAGCGCCGACAATTGCGTTCCAGTCGCCATCGAGCCAGGCGCGCACCAGCTCCGGGTCGCCGACGCCCTTTAACCGGGATATATACCCGGGGTCGCCGGCCAGGCCGATTTCGTTGTCGCGCACCCTGGACGGGACGAACATCCGCGCCAGGCCGCTCTCGTCGTCCTGGTGCAGGTGGTAGCCTTTAGGGTGCCGGCCTATATTGAAATAATCTTTTATCTCCGCATGGCAGCGGCCGCCTGGGTTGCCCGTGGCCCGGATTCGCTTTTGCTTCGCCGGCCCGCGCAGCCTGGATTTCATCTGGTGGTACGGCTTCAGGCTCGGCCAGTTGGGCAGCTCATCCCAGCCAATCCAGGCCAGGCTCCAGCCCATATATCTTTGGAAATGCTTCTCGTTTTCCATATGCCGTAATCGTAGGAGCGCGCCGCTTTTAAACCGCCATGTCGATTTGCCGACCAGATACTCACCGCCGAGGTACGGGTAAATCTCGTGGCTGCGCTCGATTATATCCTCCAGCTCGGGACTCGTCTGCCGAAACAGGACGCCCGACCAGGCCGGCCCTTGCTCGATGTCGCTGGCGAAATCGCCCAGGAGAAAATCGCTTTTGCCCCCGAAAACAGCGCCGCCGTAAAACAATTCCTGGCATATATCAGCAGCCGCGCAGGCGTCCGACTGCGGCCCGTGCTGCGGCCGCCAGGCCACCGGCACCTGTTTGGTCGCCAGGCTCATGTGGTGCCGTTTCCGTTGCTGCCGTGGCCGTTCGTGCTGCTGCCGGCCATTTCGCCAAAGACCTGGTCGAGCCGATTGCCAGCGGTCTGTTCCAGCCAGTCGGCATAATTAGCCGGCCGTGGCGGTGCGTCAATTTGCCGGTGCTCGATAGCGCCACCGTCGGCGCCAGTCGTTTCGACGCGCTCGACATAGCCGCGCGATTTGCCCTGACATTTCAGATAGAAGATTATGGAAGAGGTGTTGCCCTCGTCGATATTCTCGAAAAGTTTCCCCTCGACGTAATCGAGCGAATCCTCCCGGATTCGCCGGAGATGCTCCTGCAATCGCTCAGACTTTTTGACCCGATTGTGAACAGCCTGCCAAGTGACGCCCAGGCTTTGCGCGGCCGGCCCCTTCAGACCGCGCGAAACCGAGAGCGCTTTTTCAATTTCTTCAATCGTCGCCGGCATTATATCCTAACTTTTAAAACGCAGGCCGCACCCGGCAAAACCCGGAGAAAGGAGTTAAAGGCCGGGGAAAATCCGGGCGCAGCCCCTCAATTGATAATTCTGTGTTCAATATTGCACCTGTGAAAAAAAAGTCAAGCGGTGGAAAATTCTCTGCTAAGTAAATATTGCGAATAATCCACCAGGATCGCATTTATTTTTAAAAAAAGTGCATTTTTCTTTCAAAAAGGGCCATTTACCCCTTGCGTATATATCCACAGTAGTTATATTATAGGTAGAGATTGAGGGAAACAAAACAACCACACAAAAGGAGAACAAAATGAAAGCCACGCACCCCGCCGATAACCTGATCGCTAACATGGAAAACACTGAATATAATAGTTGCTTAACGGCCACCAAATTTGATCACTGGAGCACCGACCGAATCTTGACCAGCGATAGAAGAAAAAGCGCAAACGACACGTTGCACAAGGAAAAAAAGCTGGCGCATATCGACGCCGATGGCACCGTGATCTTCTATTGCGACACGTTCGAGGCCGCCGCCGGCCGGTTTATCTCTTATAATGGCGCAAACGGAGAGGCCACAATACGGGCTGATCTGCACCTTGACCGCATGGCCGCCGACCTGGTCGATGGCTTCAGCGGATGGTTTAACTAACTGGTGACGGGTGCCGCCTC